TCAGACTTTGTTGTTCCGAACTTTGGTTTTACAAGATATCTTTTTGATTTAGATTTAGCTCTTCTCAGAGATGATATCCAACAAGGAATTATCTCAACAGGTTGCACAAGTGCAATGACCCACACACTCAAGATGACAAATACATCATCTTTTGATACCGAACTGTTAAACACATTCATGTCTGATGAAAGAAGAAGAGCAACATCATTCGACTTAATCTTATTCAGAATCCCCAAAACTTCAGGAGATACAGGAAACCCACAATTTTGGGACGAAGGAGTTGGATATGATTATAATGACTTCAATATAAACAAAACATCTGCCACAGGAGGAATCGCCCCTCTCACATACGTCGATAGTAGGGCATATTCGACCCGTCCTTCCAATTGGTATCAAACTACCACAATAGATAATTGGTCTCAACCAGGGGTCTATAATAACCGAAATAACGGAGTGGTTAACTATTCAGGATTAACAATCATTACAAGACAACATTTTGACTTAGGTAATGAAGATATCAACATGGATATGACCGATGAAATTAACGGTGTATTAAGTGGAAGTATAACAGGTGTTACAGGTTGGGGAATCGCATATGTTCCTGCTGTTGAAAACATTACAGGATTAACAGACAGTTACAGTGTTGCGTTTTTCTCAAAATACACTCAGACATTCTATCAACCATATCTACTAACCACATACGACGATTTAATCCAAGATGATAGAAATCAATTCCTTAAAAGCCAAGTAAATAAATTATACTTGTATGTTTATCAAAACGGTGATTTGGTTAATTTAGATTCATTACCTTATGTTACAATTGAAGATAGGGATGGTGTTGCAATAAATGGATTAACAGGTTTGACAACATGTTTAAGAACCAAAGGTGTTTATGAAGTTGTAATACCTAATTCTTTTACAAATTATCCAACACCTTGTCTTTTTTATGATATTTGGTATGGATTGGAAATAAACGGACAACCATTACCAAATGTTCAAAATCAATTCGTTCTTCAACAATATACCGCAGGTATTCAAATTGGTTCTACATCTAAAGAACCTCAGAAATACGGATTTGATTTTTATGGTATATTACAAAATGAAAATATTCTTTCTTCAGATATTAGAAAAGTCGGTGTGACAATTAAAAAAGCATATACCGCACAACAAGTTCTATTAGATGTTTCGGCTTTTTATAGAGTATATGTTAAAGAAGGAACTACTGAGGTTCAAGTTCAAGATTGGACTCCAATCAATAGAACACCAAATGAATATTATTTTATGTTTAGTATGAGAGACAAAATACCAAATCAATATTATGTTGATATTCAAGTGAATACTAGTGGTGAGAAAGATACTTATAAAAAACAATTAACATTCCAAATCGTAAATAAAAAATGAGTAAGGTAATTAGACTAACTGAAAAAGATATTTCAAACTTAGTAAAAAAAGTATTGAATGAAGAACAAACGACAAACTACATGTTCTTTAGTAACTTAGAACAAATTAAAAGACAATGTGAGATGTTGTTAAAATTAGACCCTAATGTAGTTGATGGTATAATTCAAGACGGTCACGATTGGGCTGACGACCATGTTAGTGAAGCCAAAACTAGTATGGACCAAGTTTTTGATTTCATGATGAATGAAACAAAAAAACAAGAGTCATATGTAGATTATGAAGATATTCAAGAGGGTAAGAAAAAAACTGGCACAAAGCTATGTCCAAGAGGAAAAGCAGCTGCAAAATCGAAGTTTAAGGTTTATCCAAGTGCTTACGCTAATGGATACGCTGTTCAAGTTTGTAAAGGTAGAATGCCAGGTTTAGACGGAAAAAAACATTGCTCAGGTTCCTATTGTTAATTTGTAAATTTACTATTATCTTTGAAAAATGGAAAACAAAGTTGTAGGTTATATCCCTCGTTTATTGTTTAAAATATATCTCAGTCTAAAAGAAAGGTTTGACCCTACACTCCCTATACCAGAGGAGGAAAAAATTACTGTAGAGATATGTAAAAAGTTGATACTTGACCCTGAATCCAAATTAACATTTGCTCCAATATCAGGTAAAAGATTTATCAAAAACGAAAACAAAAACATGTTTGTTGTGATAGAAAGTCACACAATCAATTTAATAAATCACGTTTATAGTTATTCCGTATATCTCTCAAGTCAAAGCGATTACAAAGACATTACACAAAGTTTCGATGGTGTGTTGGAGAATAAGAGACAATCATTGGAAGATGAAATCAGAAGTAATATTCAACATTCGTTACAAACTATTTTGAAGAAGTTGGATTAGTATTTTCTCTAAGAACTTTTCTTATCAAATTTTTTATACTTTCATTTCTCGGCTTATAATGTGTCATTGTAGGTGCGTTACCAGTTCCTGTCTTCGGTTCTGTTTTTTCAGCCCTTCTTTTTTGTTGACAAGCAGACCTTTTTTCAGATGCACTCATTTTTGCCGCAACACCAACAGCTCTACATTTTGGATATCCTTTATCTTTAGCCTCAGGTCTACCACACGGAGGGTGTTTACCATTTTCTTTTCTACAAATATTAACCCAAGGACCTTTAGGTTGATTACTACCTTTTGGTTTCTTCTTTGTCCCAAACCATACCGCCAAATCTTCATTTAAGAATTCTTCTTTTAAAGGACCCACGGCTTTTTTTATAATTTCTTCAGGATTTCCAATTTGAGCAATATTACTGCCATCTTCATCATTTTGACCCGTATAAAACTTTTTTAGGTAATCATCAATCTTAGATAATTTTTTTGTTCTTTTTTCTATCGCAGCTCTTTTAGCAGGACTTTCTTTAAAATCTCCATCAGCCTCTTCATATGCTAACTCAGCATTCGTGTAATGATATACAGGCTCTACAAACGGACCTAATTGGTCCTCCTCCCAATCTTGTGGTGCTAACACAATAGGAACTTTGAATTTTCCTGAACTACCTGAGCCTGTGGCTTCTTTTATTTGTTTTCTTTCTAACATGATTACCTTTGTATAAATATCAACAAATTTCATTATGGAAGACAAAAAACAACCAATTGGAGAATTATTTGAAACAATTTCTTACTTCTCTCCTGCAGACATATCAAATCTTATTGACAGTCTTAATGAAGAACAATCAGTTTATATGATTGGACTAGCGATTAATATGTGTTATTATAAAAATTTATTCACTTTAGAAGAGTCTGAAATAATCTCTAAGTCATTACGTGTTTTGAACGAAAGTCGATTATCTAAATAAAAAAAGGTCCCCATAAGGGACCTTTTTTGTATCGTCAAAGAATAGATTATCTCAATTCTTTTAAGTCGAATGTTCTTACGCCATCAACTGTGATTCTACCGTAGAATCTGTTGTTCACCATCTTCTTAGCGTATCTAGTCATGATACCTTTGATTGGAGTGAAGTTGAACGGATTGTACATTGTAGGTGTAAGTTGTAATGGAACGTATGGTGCGTAGATGTAACCTGTGTCAAGTAAAGACGTTCCTTTGTGTCCCAATAACACTTGGTTTGGTGGGAAGTAAGGGTCTCTATACACTTGATATCTACCAGCTAAAGTACCAACTCTTTCAATACCCATGTTGTATTGGTCTTGTTCAGGAGCTGCGTTTGATACGTGGAAATATTCCAAATCATCAAAAATTGCACTGATTTCAGAAGAAACAACAATCCAGTTAGCACCACCTCTTAAAGTAGACTTATGGATTTGAGCAGAAACTTGGTTGATTGCTGTGATAAGCGTTTGGTTCCAGTCTTTTTGAGTGTAAGGAACTGCGTTAGTACCTAATCTCTTCCAACCGTTGTAATCCCATCTTAAGTTCCATGCTGCACCTTTTCTAAGGTCTCTTAAGATTTCTCTATCGATTTCAGCAGCAACTTGCTCAGATAATAAAGCTGTTAATTCAGCTTCAGCGTCGATGTTGTGGAATGCCGCAACGTCTTGTGCCATTTCTGGAGACCATTGTGCTCTTAATTTTCTTTCAGTTACAGAAACTGTTACAGATTGTAAATCGAAAGAAACTTCACCAATTCTATCTTCGAATTCTAAGTTCTTGTAAATTCTGTAAACAGGAATAAACGCATTGTTATTATCTGTTGTAGAAGAGAACGTTGAACCTGTGTAACCGTCGATTGAACCACCGCAAGAAATACATGCAGGAACCTGAAGGTCTACTTCAAGATAAATTTGTCCTTCAACATCACAAATGTCATCGTATTGACCACCACCTGTTTTTGAGGTAGGGAATGCTAAAGTAGCATTGTTGTTACCGTATTGAACAATACCTTTACCATATCTTTGAGTTACAACTCTGAATAAGTAAGGACCTGAAGCATTTGCATTTGTGTTTGTAACACTTGTTCCATAGATAGTTAAATCAGACAAGAATGATTCGTTGTCGATTGGTTGACCATCAGGACCAATTAATTTACCAGCTCCAGCAGATGCAAAACCTGACATAATAATTAATACTTTTCTGTAGTTACCTAGAGCATAACCGTAAGGGTCAAGGTTTAATGTTACATTATTCCATTGTGCAGTTACTGCAGTACCTGTTACAGCGGAGAATGTACCTTTAGAATAGTCATATAAACCTGGTGGGTCTAATGCTGGTTCTTCACCCTCGTAGAACTTGTCATACAATGTTCTACCTGTGTTATAGTTATAACCACTGTTAGGTGTTTGACCTGCTGTTTGGTTTGGTGAACCATAAGGTGCATAATGTTCTCCAAAATCTGAAGTTGGGTTACCACCTACTTCATAGTTTTGAATGTTAGGTACGAAGTAGAACAATTTACCAATTGGTAAGTTCATAGCTTGTACTGATACGATATCGTTTGCTAATAATTTAGAGAAAACTCTTCTAACGATAGGGAAAACCACAGTTTCGAAAGCACCTGTATCTGAAGTTGTTGAAGCTTCGTTGATAAGGTATGACGCTTGGTTTTCATAAAGTTGTGCTACGTTCTCTCTCATGTGACCTTTAAGACCCTCTAAGAATCCTAATTTGTCCCATTTTCCGATTGTGTCTTCTTTGATAACTTTAAGGTGCTTAAGACCGATGTTACCAACAAGACCTGATTCTAATAATGCTCCCATTTTAAAATATTTGTTTTGTTTTATTTTGTTTATTTAATTTTTGTCATTAAATCCTTCATTCTTAAGAATTGTGGATTTTCATAAGTTTTTGATTCAATCAATGTTGTTGATGAGCCAGTTGAAACTGTATTATTTATTTTATTTCCAACTGATTCGTTAATTGATTTTGAATCAACCTGACCTAATTCGTCTTTGATAGACTTATAGAGATTTTTAGACTCTTTAAGTGTTTCTACTCCGTCAAATCTTCTCAGGATATTTATTTTTTCTTTTTTAGTTGTTGAATGTTCAGTGAAAAGTCTAGTTGCATATGCTAAATTAGAGTTGAAGATTGCTACTTCATTTAATTTTTCTCTAAACACATTTAATGCTTTTCTATACTCTTCGTTCTTTTCTCTCAACATACTAACTTCTGATTCAAGAGATTCAACTTTTACACCATTTTTACCATAAACATAGTTTCTGTTATTAGTGATGCCTTTTCTGAGACCTCTTCCTTCTTTAGAACCCATACCATAAGTTCTTGCAGCTTCTTTAGTTTCAGTCTTCTCATAATCTTTTCCACTATGAGTTTTAGATTTGTCACCTTTGTTACCACCAAACTTTTGTTCGTAGTCTCTTTTAGAACGAGAATCGTCTCCTTTGTTGCCTCCGAATTTCCCTTCTTTCGTTTCAGCTTTAACTACTTTAGACTTTCCTTCCATGTTCGCGCCTTTCTTG